CGATCAAGATTTTTAATTTAGAATCGGACGGTAGTTTACCCATAAACTGGAAAGAGTTATATAAGAACATAGCATGAATGACGATATTTTAGTAACCTATAAGTATCCAGATGGGACACCTACCGATCCCCTTCCACATCAACAAGAATATCATTTATATACAGGCTGGAGCAAGCATCACTTGCTTGCAGGCAGTTTAGGAACAGGAAAGACTGAGGCTATGTGCATGGAAGCGATCCAACAAAGTGCAGCTTACGAGAATAACTTAGGCTTAATGGGACGTAAGGTACTCGATGCGTTCAAGAAATCAACACTAATTCAGTTACTGGACTTAGCAGGTGGTTTTGTTTCCAAGCACAAGTCTCAAGATAGAATGATTATTTTTAAGAATGGTTCTAAGATAGTATATATGGCCTTAGATGACTCTAGGGACTCGATACAGAGAATTAAATCAATGAATCTAGGTTGGTATGCTTTTGACCAGTTAGAAGAGGTGACGGAAAGCACTTTTATAGCTGCGGCAGGTCAATTAAGGAAGAAGGGTGTCATGCGTTGCAGTTTTCATACTTGTAACCCTGCAGGACATGATTGGGTATGGAAGAAGTTTAAACAGCATAAGGAGAAGCAGAATAAGACAAAAGGAGACTACAGGTTGATCGAGACTCGTACTTGGACACCAGATGTACCTCCTCCTGAGACCGATGCTGAAGTGAAAGTTTATAGCGATAACCCACACCTCCCTGCAGACTACATAAAACATCTACTCTCCATGCCTCCAATGTGGGTTAATCGCTATGTGTATTGCAGTTGGGATGATTTTGCAGGACTTGTTTACCCGATGTTTGACGAAAAGATCCACTTAATAAAGGCATTTGATATGCCAAAATGGTGGAATAGGTATGTGGTGTATGACTATGGGTATAAAAATCCGACTAGCATACTATTTGCTGCAGTGGACGATGAGAAGAATATCTTTGTGTATGACATTATTTATGGTGATGAAATGAGGATAGATGAGATCGTACCAATGGTAGAAGATAGGTTGGAGACAGGAATGGACTACACTTTCATTGCCGACCCGTCAATTAATAGGACTGAGCGTGACGGATATTCGATTGCGGATGAGTGGGAAGAGTATGGTATTGAGTGGGAGAGAGCAAATAATGATAAGCGTGCAGGTTTTGATAGGGTAGCACGCTACTTAACGACAGATAAGAATGGTCATTGTCAGTTGAAATTCTTTGATGTCAGAAATATGGGATTTTTATTGGATGAGATCATGGATTATAAATGGAAAGAATTAAAGCATGGGCATAGCGAAAAAAGCGCACCAGAGGAGCCTGTGAAAAAGAATGACCACGCAATGGACTGTGTTCGGTATCTAGTTCATGCGGTAGAAGGTTCAAATAAACCAAAACGCAGAGATAAGTATAGAACACCAAGTTTATTTAGGCGTAAAACCAGTTGGATGGGTATATGAGCGATTTAGCATATTTACACGAAGTATTTCAAGCCATGCAGGGCGGTAACAAAGAGTTCATGCAGGCTGCAAGAGAATCCATGTATTTTTATACGGGTGGGTACGGAACTGGACAATGGGATATGTCTGATATATCTAAATTAAGAGCAGAAGGTCGTCCTCCCCTTCAACTTAATATTATCCTCCCCAAAGTTAATTTGGTCACTGGTATTGAAAGACAAGGCAGAACATCGTACCGTGCCAGACCCGTAGAAATGAATGATGACAATGAAGCAAAGTTAATTACTTCTTTATTGTATCATGTCGATAAAAGCCAATCCTTACAGAATGTGTTTAGTCGTGTTTTTAAGGACGGTGTAATTACAGGTCGTGGTTGGGTAGATATATCCGTAGAACCAGGTGAATACTTTGATAGTAAGATCCATATTAGAAGAGAATCGTGGGCGAATGTTTTAATGGACCCAGAAGCAACTACTCCTGATAGTTCTCAGTGGGGAAGATTAGCGAGAACCAAACTCTTATCTATCTCTCAAGCAAAAGAAATGTTCCCAGATGCGCTAAAAGATGTGAAAAACGCAGAAGATATACAAGAAACCTTTATGGGTGAAGAATCATTATTAGGGATGCAATTAGGTGACAAGTATAAGAATGTAGACCCTAACTACGGTTTTAAGAGCATGGAAGCCTATAATATGGATGCTCATCGTAAGAAGATCAGAATTATTGAACTCTGGGAAAGAGAATACGAAAAAGAATTTTATTTAGTGAATCCACAAACGGGAAGATTCTCTCAGGAAGGTTTTAAGACCAAGCGTAAAGCAAACCTTGCCATTAAAGATATTATGGAAAGACCTGAGATGGAGTTAGCTCCAGTAGAATTAAGTGTAGTAGCAAAGAGTGTTCCTAAGACCTATGTTACTGTTTTTGCAGGAGCTAGGGTATTACAGGAAAAAACACCTAACCCTTATAAACACAATCAATTCCCATTAGTTCCATTTTTCTATACTTTTGAGGATTATGGGAATACAGTGGATACATTTGGCTTGGTAGAAAATTTAAAAGACCCTCAAAGAGAGAAGAATAAGCGTAGGTCACAAGCCTTAGATATTATTAATCGCTCTCCAAAGGGTGGTGGTATCTTTACAGGAAATAAGGTCACTGCAGAAGAGATGAACAGAGCTTCTGGTAATGGAGAATGGATAGGAATCCCTGGATTTAAGGGCAGAATATCTGATTTTATGACTCAGTGGTCGAATCAGCACACAGCACTTGTACCAACGATTGCTTCTTTTGAACAAAGAAGTGACTTTGATGCAAAGGAAATTAGTGGTGCTACAGACCCAATGATGGGTGTTGCAACCTCTTCGAGTGAGTCAGGTCTAGCAGTACAGACTAGGATTCGTCAGGGAATGAATACCTTAATGGAGCAGATGGAGAACTTAGACACTTGTAAGAAGAATACGCTAGAAATGGCAGTGTCTAATATGCAACAGTATTATTCTGTAGATAAGATACAAAGAATTATTGGAGCTGAATTTGAATCGGTTGAACCTGAAGAACAAATGCAGGTCAATCAGATAATCAGCAAATTTTTGGACAACTTCTCAACGATGGAGTTTGATGTGGTCTTAGATCAAGGTCAAAATACTCCTACGATGAGAGCGTTAATGGCTAACCAAGTTGGGGAATTAGTACGAAATGGGTACGCTAGTTTATTCCCACTTTTTGTAGAACTATCCGACATGGAAGCATCCGATGAGATACTGGAAAAATTTGAGCAGGAACGCCAAGCTCAAGTCCAGTCACAGCAACAACAACAAAAACCCCCACCACAAGGTGGAGAAGGAGTAATGCAATAATGAGTGAATCTAAGTTTCAATTTATTGATGAGGAAAAGGAAATGTCTGGTGAAGAGTATAGCGACTCTGAAGTAGAAGAATCCCCGACTAATAACGAGACAGAGGTTGAAGCAGAATCAACCGAGACCCCAGAAACAGAAGAAGAGAAAAAGCTAAAGATAGGTGACAACGAATTTGATTCCGTTGAAGAGCTTTTGAAATTCGCTGAAGAAAGGGATAAGTCTTATTCTAACCTGCAAAGTCTAAATGGTAGACAGACCAATGAACTAGGTGATCTTCGCAAGATGGTAGAAGAACTAAAGGACTCTATGGAACCTCAACAGGAACCAGAAGCAGTCCCTGAGTTTGATGAATACGATCCTGCAAAGCAAAAAGAGTACATTGAGTTTATGGCTGCTAAAAAAGCACAAGATATGATAGACCAGAGGTTCCAAGCTGAAGAAGCGAAGAAAGCTGAGACAGAGTATAATAGTGCTATGGATGCCATGATGAATGATTTCATTGAAAAGCATCCAGAGTTAGACAAGGTAAGTTTAGAAAAGATTGCTGCTTATGGCGATGAAAGAGGCATCACCTTTATAGAGGATGCCTATAATGTTTGGAACATCCAGAACAAACCCGTTAAGGATGAGGCAAACTCACAGGTAGATAAAGCCAAAAAAGCAACGGAAGCAACAAAGATACCGACCACACTGTCTAATGTTAGTACAGGAAACGAGTCGGACACGGATTATGATAATCTAACACCTGAGCAATGGAGCAATTTATCTGATGATGTTCGCAAAAAAGCCTTAATGGAGGTTAATTCTGGATTTTAATTAGGAGAATAAAATGGCTACAGTTTCTAATGTAGAAAGTCCTTTTAATTCATCTTCTGGTTATGGAATGACATCTCCACGCACTGATGATGTGCCTGGTGGAGTTATGGCTGCAATGATCGACTGCTCTGTGCAAAACATGGGTGCAGGCGATATTTGGGAAGCTATGACAATACCTGCAGGCTCAGTAATTGTTGAAGTTGGTATTTCCATAATAACAGCAGAAGGTGGTACAGCAACTGCTGATGTTGGTTTTACTGGTGACGGACCTGACGGATTCCTCGATGGAGTGAATCTGAATAGTACAGCAGGTATAACCTATAATAGTCTAAATGCAGCAACGGGTGCTGACACCTATTCAGGTGGAAGATACCAAGCTGCTGAAGATACTCTTGATGTACTATTCGTCAATGCGATGGATGCAGGTAAATATGTCGTTTTCTGTAAATACATCTTAACTAACCTTAACTAATAGGAGTCTATAATGGCAGCAAATTGGGCATCAGGCCTACAAGTTTCACGATGGGCGAAAGAACTCCAGAGTGAAGTTGGTAAAGGGGTTTACTTTAGTAAATTCATGGGTGAAGGTCCAGGAAATGCAATTCATGTAAAGCAGACAGAAGATGGCAAAGGTAAAGATGTTACTTTTGGTCTTGTAACTCAGCTTGCAGGAAGTGCAATCACTGGTGATTCATCATTAGAGGGTAACGAGCAATCGCTATCTACCTACTCTAACACAGTTAGTACCAATCAAAAGAGATTGGCTGTGAGAGACACAGGTAAATTCGCAAACTCAAAAGTGCTTTATAATTTCAGAAGCACTGCCCTAGATCTTCTTAAACAGCAATACGCAGAGTTGATAGATGCAGATATTTTTTCTGCTCTTACAGCAACGAGTGGTACTCACGCTTACTGGCGTGCAGATGCTACAACTTCTGTATATGCTTCAAGCGATCCAAAAGCAGCTTTAGCTGCTACGGATGTCATCACCTTAGAGGATATAAGTGCAATGAAAACACTTGCTCAGATAGGTGGTTCAGCTAACTACAGAATGAGACCAATTCGTGTGGACGGTCAAGAATACTATGTCTTGGTTTTACACCCAGAAGTGGCTTACGATCTGTTTACATTAGCAGGTTGGCAGACAGCACAGCGTGAAGCACAAAATCGTGGTGACAGTAACCCAATATTCACAGGTTCTTTAGGAATCTGGGATGGTGTTGTTGTACACGCTCACGAAGGTGTATCTGTTATCGATGATGGCGGTGGAGCCGCAGTAAAAGGTGCTAGAAACCTTTTCATGGGCGCACAGGCAGCTTGTTTTGCAGAAAACTCTGATATGATGTGGGTCGAAAAGACCTTTGACTATGGAAACCAACTTGGTATTTCCGCAGCAAAGATCTATGGTGTAGACATTAGTGACTACAACAGTAAAGACTACGGAGTGATTCAGTATGTTTCAGCAAGGACTGATCTAAGCTAATCAATAACCTAGAGGGGGATTAACCTCCCCCTCTTTTATTGGAATTATTATGACACTATCAGAAATAACAACAGAAGTCAGAAATATCACAGGAGTAGATTCTACTACTGTTGTTTCTGATGCAATTATATACGACCTTGTTAATGAAGCTCAGTATCAGCTTTGTGATGAGGCAAATCTTTTACAGGGGTATGCAACTCGTAATTCAGTTGCAGATACTAGAGAATATCCAATGAAGGATAGCAGTTCTGATGAAGTAACAGATTGGGCAATCTATCAAACCAATCTATCTAGTGGCACGACTGCTTCTACTTCTTTAGAAACAATGACCAGGATATTTAGAGTAGACTTTGATGGAGATATGTGCCAAAGAATTGGTATTAATGAGATCAGTGATATATCAGGTGATGCTTCATTAAGTAATATTACAACCAGTTATGCTTACTACATCCACGATGATAAGTTAGGAATCTTTCCTACTCCTAATGAAGTGAAAGAAATAAAGATCTATTACTATAGATTACCTCATTTAATGTTTAGTGATGCTACTTGTGACATTACCAATAGTAATGCAGATGTTAGCATGGATAGCACTTCTTTGGTGAGAGAAGGTATGAATGTATCGGGAGCAGAAATTGGTTCTCCAGATAAAACTGTAGTAACAGTAACTAATACAACTTCATTTAGAATGTCTGCCAATGCAACCACAACTACTGGTGGAAGTGTTAGTAATACTACATTGATATTTGGTAAACCAGA